GCAGGTCGATCCAGGCCGCATGCGCGGCAGGAAAATCCCGTGCCGCCTTGACAATCGCCTTGCCGCGCGACAGGCCGACTGAAACACTTTTCTCGATCGCGGCATCGAACGCCTCGGCCGAATCAGCTTTCGGTTCTTTTTTCACCTGTGCGCCGGCGGGCGCCGCCGGCGCGGTGGCCGGGTCTGGCGCATCGGCGCGCAGCTTCGCGAGCGCGGTGCCGCGCAGGGTTTTCTCGGCGGCGAGCACTGCGACCGCGGCCTCCGGGCCGGTGGTCTTGCCGTCGAACTTGAGTCCTGCGATCAGCGCTTCGTGGCCGGTGATGAGCTGGCCTTCGACCGCCAGGATTCGCGCGCGTTCGGCGTCGGCGCCGGCGAGCCGGCCCTCCGCGTTGCCGCGCTGATAGCCTTCAAGACGAATCGCTTCGACCAGGTCCGCATGGTTGGCGTTCAGAAATTCTCGAGTGATCATTTTTTGGGTTCCTTTAGAATCGGATTGAACAAGAGCATCCGCCTGCGCGGCGACACCGGCCGCGAGACTGAAGCGTTGCGCGGGCTTGGTGCCCGCATTGAGTTTTGCAATCAGTTCATCGAGTGTGAAAACACCGCTCACCAGCCCGGAATCGACTGCATTCTGGCCGAGGAATAATTGCGCCTCCGCCATGTTCTTCAAAACGGTCTCGGGTTTGATCCCGTAAAACATGGCGAGATCATTGATCATAACCGAATAGACATGATCGGTCAGCGCTTTCATGTGCGCTTCCCCTTCCGCAGTCAGCGGGCCGTATTCGGAGGCGACGCCTTTGTATTTTCCCGAGTAGATCGGCGTCGTTTTGATGCCGAGTTTTTCCTCCTGCTTGCTCACATCCGTATGATTCATGATGATGCCGAGCGAGCCGATAATAGTGGTTTCGTCCGCGACATAACGCTCCTGCGCCGCGGCGCCGATCCACATCGCGGCGCTGCCCATGTTATCGTCACCGAGCGTGACGATGCGTTTCTTCCCGCGTGCCGCGTACACCATTGCGGCGTATTGCTGGATGCCCTCGATCGATCCACCGGGCGAACTGATGTGTTGCACGATCGCGTGCGCGGATGGATCGTTCAATGCCGCATTGAAGTCGCGCTTCATCAGCTCGATCGATGTCCCACCAGAGATCTGCATGAATATATTCATGCGCCGTGCAATCACGCCTAAAATAGGCAGCACGGCCACACCGTCTATCACCGTGTAACTGTTGCGTTCGTTCGCGAGCGGCTGGCCGAGCTGGGCCTCGATCGCCTTGATATCGATTTTCTCGCCGCGCAGATGCGTCGCGTAGAGCGCCTGGATCTCCAGCAACTTTTCGGGCTGGATCGCCCAGGGTGAGTTGAGAATGTCGAGAATTTTCATGGGGGGGTAGAGTAACGGGATGTTTCGGCGAAGTTAAGGCAGTTGCACCCCTGCATCCGGATTCGCGCTGTCGGCGGACGCAGGACCAGATACCGCCACATCGAGCCCGCCCGCCTTGCGGGCGGCTTCTTCCTTTACGCGCTGACGGTGTTTAGTCGCCCAGTCCACGCCGTCGTAGAGGATGGACTCGACCTCGCGTGTTGAAATTCCTTCGTCGATGCGCTGCTTTGCCGCGGCGATTTCTTTCACCGGATCGATCGAGCCCGGGCCGTCGCCAGTCCACTGTACCGCGCACCAGGCGGCGCGCACCGCGGGGTCTGCGAAAAAGCCGGGCGCCGCGATGCGGCCGATCGATACCGCCTCTTCCAGCCACAGCTCATATACCGGCTGGCACAGGTAGGTCGCTAGCCAATCGCGTCGCGATCGGAAGAACCGCCACGCCGACAAGAGCGCCGCGCGCGCGGCGCTGTAGCTGGATGAAAAGTGCATGGTTAGCACTTCATATGGGATTTCGAGCGCCATGCCGATCTGCTGCAGGATCGATTGCATGAACGGGTCGAACGCGGCGTTGGGTCGTCCGGGGTTGGCCGATTCGATCGATTCGCCCGGCAGCAAGTTGATCGCCTTGCCTGATTCCATAATTTTGGTCCAATCCTTGGCCTGATTGACGATCGTTTCTTGCGCATCGGCGCTGAACAGCTCGGTGAACGCTTCGGGGTCCATTTTTATGAACACGGAAAACAACCCCGAGGTTACCGCTGCCTGCAACTCGGCGTCGGTGTAGCGCCCGAGTTGTTTCAGCGGTTCGATGATTGGTGCGAGCGATGGCACGCCGCGCACCTGGTCGGGCCGTGTCGGCTCGAATAGATGCAACACGTTGCGCCGCCCACTCGCGTTGCCGGTATAGGCGTAGCGCGTCCAGATCAATCCGCGTTTCCGTAACTCGCCCGGATGCCGATCGACGATATGACACGCTATCGCCTCGCCGCCCACACTGGCGCGTTCGACTCCAGCGACGATCGTATCGGAATCTGATTTGTTATTCGGATTGCACACGCGATCTGCCTCGATCACCTGCAGCGTGAGCTGATAGGGGCGGTTCGGTCTGCGCAGATTCGGCGTGAGCACAAACACGTCGCCCGATTCGAGCGCGCTGCGAAATGCAAGCCGCTGCAGCCCGTAGAAATTTACCTGCCGCGCCGCGTCGCAATCGGGCGACTCCGCCCACAATTTCCACTCGCGCTGCGTGGCAATCCGCCAAGCCTCCGAGGCAGTTTCGTCCATACCAAGGAACGCAGCATCCGGGCAAGGCGAGGCTGATAGGCCTGTGCCGACCACGTGTGACACCTGCGTGCCGATCGCCCCCGCGGCGATGGCCACGTTGCGCACCAAATCGCGCGAGCGCGCGCGCAGCGCTGGCAGGTCGCCGATAATATCCGATTCTGGGCCACCCGCCCACGGACGGAAACCAGACAGGCTCGCCCGGTCCATGCGCGCGCCGGTGTAACCTCCGGCGAGCGCGAGCATGGTGCGCGCCTGCAGGCGCTTGACGGCCATGCGCGGCGCCACCGCGGCGATTGCACGGTCGAGCAGGGTCGGGGTGATGACGGGCAGGCGCTTCACGGTCTAGCCGCCCGGGACCATGATGCGGGCACGGGTGCGGCCTTCGGCGGCGCGCGTGAGCGTTTTCACGCGCGCGTCCCAGATCGCGATACCGAGGCGGATCGCGTCCAGGTCTGCGCGGCGCAGGCTGCGCCCTGCGATTTCGTATGACTGCCCTGATAGAACGGCGGGTTCCGCGGGGGGGGG